AGAACAACCGCGTCGAGTGGAGCCACACCGTCTAAGCCATGGCTTCCCCCATCTATTCCTACCGCCCCGAGATCAAGGTCGAGATCCTCGACAACGACATCACCGTCAACCTGGGCGATGTCGGCTCCTGCACGATCAGAAAAAACCTCTATCAGCCGGCGGGGGAGTTCCAACTGGTATTTCCTGACTTGCCGGTGACTGGCTGGAACAGCAGTGGCGGCGAAGGCCCGGGCGCGGCGGTGCGCGAGTCGCTATACGGCCTGGTCAATCCCCTCGACAAAATTGTCATCTGGATGCGCCGCTGGCGCGACGACTGTCCGACCGTTGAGCCGTGGGTACCGGTACTGACTGGCTTCGTGCGTTCGGTGGGGCGCGACGAGCAGGTCGGTCCCGATGGGCGGCCCCGGCGCCAGGTAGTAGTGGCCGGCCAGGACTGCGGCGCGGCCTTCCTAATGGAGATGGTGTCCGCCTGGATTACCTTTCAAAACGACGGGCTGGCCGGCCCTTTGCCGGCGCCATTTACCTGGTTGCGTGAATTGGGCTTGGACTCCAAGGCCATTAAGGTGGAAGAGTTCATGTGGCAGACGGCAACCGTCGCCACCCAGTCCATCATGGATGCCGTTGGCTATCAATTTCAGCAAAAGTTTTACGTGAACAAAGGCACGGTAGTCCCTTATTCGGCTTTTTCCCAAGAAGGGACCATTTGGGAAATGCTGTATCGCCATGCCGATCCGCCCTGGAACGAGTTTTTCGTGCGCGAGAACCGCAATATGTTTCCCAACATGGCGGAGAAGTGTCCGGGTCCCGTGGGGGACATCCACAAAAAAGAATTACTCGACCCCGAGTTGGTGTTTCGCCCCACCCCGTGGCTGGATTACGACGAGAACCCGCTGCCCGACGTCAACATGGACAGCGTCACGATGTGGAATATTGCCATGAAGCACGTCGTCGCCCTGCGCGCCCATCGGGATGACAGCGAATTGGTCAATCACGTGCAAATCAAGCCGACGTTATTGGGAGGTACCGGCTATACCCAGGTGTTTCAGCCAGACATGGGTCTGGTCAATGCCGATACGCGCGCCAAATACGGTGACCGCATCCAAAACGACGTCACCCAATTGTTTCCAGCAGATCTGGCGCGCCCCCCCATCAATCTGCCGCGCGCAGACCAATTGCAGGCGGAAAACGTTACTAAAGATTGGGTAACGGAGCGCCGCGACTGGATGGTGCTGGCCCAGAACCGCATCCACGACTTCGAGCGCGGCTCCATCACCATGAAGGGCTACCCGATGATGCGCGTGGGCGACTACTTCCGCCTGCATCGTGGCGACGTCATCTGGCATGGTTATGTGACCAACATCGTCCACGACTTTCAGCCCTACCGCCATTACTTCACCACCATGGACTATATTCGCGGCTCCCAGATCAAGGTGCGGCGTGAAATCCAGAACCCCTGGGACGTCGAGCGCAAAACCGGAACCTGATGCCATGCTGACCGCACCTTTAGCCTCTTCCACAATACGCATTGCTCGCGTTACCGCCGTGCATCCTGAGGGCCAGAAGATGGAAGTCATCTTCCTGGATTCAGGGGATTATGGGCGCGACGTACAATTGATGACCCCTTACGGAGGGACGGATTTCGGTTTTACCTCGGGATTGCCGTCGCCTGATGAAGAAGGGCATGAGTACAACATGCAGCAGTGGGACCCCAACAAGCGCCACATCAACGCGGTCGTGGCGACTTGCGGAGCCGTGCACATCTGTCTCGGCTTCCTCTACCCCCAATGCACCCACATGGCCTTCACCAAGGGGCAAGACAAAAACCGCCTGATCGAGCGTCACACCTCGGACTTTGTGCGCACCATCTCCGACAAGGGTGACATGGATTTGGCGCACCCCGCCAATGCCCATATTCGCATCGGCGAAGGCGAGGACCCGGATGCCCTGGCGGGGCGCGACTTTGATGGTGTGTGGCAACTTAAGCACAACAAAGACAGCGCTATGGTGGGGATTTATCTGATCAACAACTCTAAAGGTGATATCACCAAGGTTAAGCTCTGCCCGCACGGCGATATTGAAATCTTCGCCATGCGCAACATTCGCATTCGCGCGTTTGGCAATATCCAAGTAGATGCGACCGGCAACGCGACCGTCACGGCGGGCCAGACTGCCACCATCGCTGCCAACAAGGTCCAGGTGTGCTCCAACGAAGCTCCGACCGTCAATCGTCCGTGGGTGATTAAAAGCTGCATCAATATTCCAGCCCCGCCTATTTGCAGTTAAAAGCGCGGTGACCGGCAGGCGCTGGCCGCCGGTAGCGCAGGCACGCTTGGTCGTGACGCCACAATAGCGGCATGCCCACTTCCCAGAAAGACCTGCCAATTGGCATCGTCGTCACCCTCAGTACCGGGGTCAATCTCGGTGGCTTTGACCTGGCCGCGCCGGTCTCGTTTTACCTGTTCAATCCCCGCCCTGAGTCGATTCAGTACAACCATCCGACGCGCGGTACCGTCATCCAGACCTTTGACGGGGGCTTTGTCGATGATTTTGGCGAGGGCCTGACCGATATCGTGGTCTCCGGCCATACTGGCTGGCGCGAAGGGGTGGTGATGGATGGCTATATGGCCTTTGTCACCTTCCGCGAGCTGGTGATTCGCTTGTTTCACCAACTTCGCGCGGCGCAGGCGGCGGCGGGCTTGCCGATTGAAAACGTAAAAATGTACTGGGTGGATACCCTCAACGTGTGCGTCTATGAGGTCTATCCCATCTCGCTGCAGACCAGTAAGAATCGCCAGCGGCCGCTGCTGTATCAGTACACCCTGCGTATGACCGGCATCAAGTCTTACGGCGTGTCCGACGCCATCGGCGGGTTGTTGTAATGACCAACGCCGCTCTGGTGGCGCTGACCGCCCCGGCACAGTTCCCCCAGGCCGCGCAGGCGCGTCTGGCGGAGACGGCGGCAGCCCTCCTGGGGGAAAGCCTGTCCACCCGCGCCGGGCTTTACGCGGGCTTTCTGGCGCGGCTGGCGGCGGTCATCGACCGGGCGGGTCCCCTACTGACGGTGGCGGTCGACCAAACGGCGACCGAGGCGCAATTAGCGGGCCTGGCCAATGCCGAGCGGGTGGTGCGCGCGGCGGAACCGCTGTTCAACGAAATAGCCCGGCGGGCGGTGCGCCGCGAGCGCATTTACGCCATGCAGTGGGCGCAGTGGACGCGCCAAGCCTGGGCGGATGTGGCCCTGGTGCGCCGCGAGTTCGCCGCGACCGTCTACCTCGGCGTGGACTGGGCGACCGCGCAAGCAGTGGCCCCGGTGCGCATTCTGCCTGGTGCCGAAGCGGCGTTGATCTTGTTGTTTCAGGACCCGCTGCTGGCCGGACCCACCTGGGATCTGATTGACCTGGCGGACAACCTCAGTCGCTGGGTGGTGGTGACATGAGCCGGACCCGCGTGGTGACGCTGCAACAAAGCGAAGACCTACGGGCCATCGCGGCGCGGGAACTGGGCAGCGCCACCCGCTGGGTGGAGATTGCGCGGCTGAACGACCTGCGACTGCCGTTCATCGTCGCCTCCTACCGGCCCGCCGACCGTCTGCCGCACACCCTGATCTGGGGCGATACCTTCCTGATTCCTTGGCCGGCCAATGCTGCCCTGCCGCCCACGGCGCTCAGCACGCACGGCCTGGATGTAGCGTTAACCCACGGTCAGTTGCAGACCACCAGCGGTGGAGACCTGGCCACCGTTGGCGGGGCGGACAATGTGGTGCAGGCCCTGCAGCATCGCCTTAAGACCCTGCTTGGGGAGCTGGTTTATCACCCACGTTATGGCTGCAACGTTGCCCTGGCGTTGGGCCTGCCCACCGCGCCGTTTTCCAGCCTGATGGCATCGGCGTGGGTCAGCGAATCCCTGAGAGCCGAGCCACGGGTGTTCCAGATTCACTACGTCACGGCTGACGTGGCGGGCGACACCATCCAGGTGGCGGCGCGCATCACCCTGGTCGGGGATAACAGTCCCACCGATTTGAACCTGGTGCTTAATCCATGACCGCGATTTTCACCCCCAAGCCGTTTGCCGAGATTGTCGCGGACCAGGTTGAGCGGGTGCGCTTGTCCACCGACCGCCTGACTGATTTCAATGTCGGCTCGGTGGTGCGCTCGTTGCTGGAAGCCAACGCCGTCGAGTTGGATGACTACTACCAGGAAATGTACCTGGGGCTGATGCGGGCCATTCCCACCGCGATCTATATCGGCTTTGGATTCGACCTGAAGCCAGCGGTAGCGGCGGGTGGCGTTGCGGTCTTTGCTCGCATTAAAAAGGCGCCTGGCGAGGCGATGACGATTCCCCAGGGAACGCGGCTGGTGACCAGCAGTGGGGCCTATTTTGTCACGGATGCGGCCGTGACCATCTCGGCAGAAACCAACACCGCCAGCGCGACCATCACCGCTGAACTCCCGGGGGCGGCTGGTAATACGGGGCCGAACAGTCTGCTGTTTGCCGGGACCGTCAGTTCTTATTACACCGTGACCAACCCGGCCATTTTGTCTGGCGGGGAAGACGCCGAATCCGAGGAGCAGCGCGCCGAGCGGTTTGCCGCCTTCATTCGGTCGTTGGCGCGCGGAACCCCGGCAGCGCTGGAATATGCCGCGACGATTCCCGCGCTTTACCATCCGGTGACAGGCGTATTGGCGGAGCGTGTGCAACGCGCCGCCGTCTATGAGACGCCGGGGTACGTAGAACTGTACGTCCACAATGGCTCCTATGGGGCGTCTGCGGCCCTCATCCAGGCGGTGCAGGATCTGGTTGATGGCACCCGCGACCCAATCGTCAACGCCTGGATTGGTGGCTACCGCCCGGCGGGCATGCGCGTCAACGTCCAGGCGATGGCCGATCTGGCAATGGACGTGGCTTTGGAGTTAGGCGTCGGGATTGGTTTCACGCAAGCGGAGATTGCCGCGACCCTGGAGGCTAAGCTGGCCGCCTGGTTACGCGCGGCGGTCCCTGGGCGGCAGGTGCGGCCCATTGACTTGATCAACGTGGCCCTTGGCGTGGAAGGGGTGACGACAGCTACCCTCATCGCGCCCACGTCAACCGTAACGGTCGCAGCCAGTGCCGTGCTTTATCTGCGCACCCTGACCTTGACATGGAACGGGTAAGTCACGCCCTGCTGGGGCATCTGCACAGCATTTTTGATCCGGACCCGGCGCCGCTCTTAGCCCTGCGCGTGCGCCATCCCCAGGGCGCCCGGTGGTCTATCGAGGGCGACATCCTGACGCTGCACGCCGGGCATCAGCCCAGCGTCTGGGACCTGAATGACTATAGCCTGGGGAGCTTGGCAGCCGCCTTGCAGGACGCCGGGTTTGAGGTAGCGTATCTCTATCCCGCCATCAGTCACATAAGCGCCTTGACCTTGCTGGAGGGGTCGGGAGACCAAGAGCAGAGCAACGGCGATCATCTCAACATCTTCACCGCACCACTGGTTGTAATGCTGGCCGCCTTGGGTCAGGCGCTGGGCGAGGGACGCGCGGCCATTGCCGCCGCGCTGGCGCAACTGATTCTGCCTAACGCTACCAACGAGTGGGCTGACCTCTTCGGGGAAATTTTTGGCATCCCTCGGCGCGGCACGGTTGCGGATAGTCCGTATCTTGACTTGGCGGACCTGATCGCGCACTACAATCCCAGCGGTACCGCTGGGCATGAGTACACCCTTAATGCTGCCTGGGAACTGTTTTTCGGTAACTTGCTGGGCCTACCCCGGCAACCAGGTGAATCCGCCGCGCATTACCACGACCGCTTGGTCTATGACGCCCAACAGCGTCCAGCCTTGTCGCTACCGCCCTTAGAGGCGGATGCCGTTTACACCGCGCGGATTATTGAAGAGGTCAAGCGGTCCCGCTCCAGTTCGGCCGCGATTTTGCGCAATATTCGCCGGCTGACCGGGCATGACCTAGCCTTGCGCGAACCCTGGAAGGAAGTGCATTACCTGTCGCAGTCCGCCCTTTCGGGTCAGGACCACCTTCAGGGGGCGCCGATCTATGAATATCACCGCATCCAGTTAGTGGCCCGTCGGGGGCTGGATTGGCCGCCGGTGATTCGTGAGGCCGAGGCGGACCGCCCGGCGGGTACGCTGATGCTGCCCCCCGCGACCCACATGCCGCCGTTGGTCGTTGACGGCGTCCCGCTGGCCCTGGATCTGGGGCGAGTGGATGTGTGGGCGGAAGAACTGAAGTGGAACGCCTACGGGCGCTTATCAGTAGATTTGGATTTATCAAATTACCTGCCGCCGCCCATGACTGAACTTTCAGTCGTCCAAGTGAAGGGACTCGGCGATGATGGTTTGCGGGGGCCTTATGAGTATTTCCACGACAGCAATTCAACTTGGACGGGCACTTGGGATGGAAGAACTTGGGGGCAGGGCGTCGTTTCGCGGCTAGAGATGTATCCCCCTCGGGATATTCTGGCTGCTGATTACGAGGGCGTTTTCCGTCTCAGCGTATCTGAATTTGGCATCAATGACCGCCTGCAGTATGAAACCAGTGAGTTGAGTTTCCCCCTGGTTCAATTAGGAGCAGGGGACATGGCGGCTACGGTTACCATCGCCAGCGCGCGGGAGGATGCGGAGGCACAAGTCCTGCCTTTTAACACCTTTGGTCTTTTGTCATCTAGTTTAGCCCTATCTGCCACTCCAGCAGGCCCTGTGCGGGGCTTCAAGATTACCGCGTTTGAGTCGTGACACTACCCTAAAGCCAGTCTTCACGAGGGTAAGTCATGGCCGTTTTAACTACCGCAGGACGCATTGCAATGGCTGTCGCCATCAAAGCGCGCCCCCTGTTCTTGGCTTGGGGGGCAGGCGACCCCGTCTGGGATCAAACGCCCATCAATGAATCACTGGAAGCCACGGAACTAACCCAGGAGCTGGGGCGTGTGGCGGTATCGGTTACGGGGTATGCCACCCCCGATCCCCTGGGCATCATCGAGGTTCCGACCGGGTTTTTCAGTCTGTCGGAAGACCCCACCAACCACCTCTATTTGCGTTTCGACTTTGGCTTCGCTGACGCCGCTGACCAGACGATTCGTGAGGCGGGGTTGTTCATTGACAGCGTCATCGTCGAGGGGCTGCCGCTCGGCCAGCGTTATTTCACCCCCGCAGAGGTGGTATCACCGGGGTCGCTGGTAGCGCTAGAGCACTTCCCGGCGGTCATTCGCTCCCCGCTGGTGCGCCAGCAGTTCGAGTTTGTTCTGACGATTTAAGGCTATGACCATCAATCTCGCTCAGTATTACGACCGCTTCGACGTCGCGGATCACTATGATCGGCACCTGTTTCGGGCCGGTAATGTCCTGCAATCGGCGGAGCTGAACGAACTGCAGTCGGCTGCGTTTGATCGGCTGCAGCGCGCAACAGACGTTTTGTTCAAGGAGGGTGATATCCTCTCAGGTGCGACCATCGTGGTCAACAAGGCCACGGGCGTTACCCAGCTTGGTAACGGTGCGCTGTACTTGCGGGGGGCGGTACGCGGGGTGGCTCCGGCCACCATTACGATTCCGGTGATTGGGCTGGTTAAAGTCGGTATCTACCTCAAAGAGACCGTCATCACCGAACTGCAAGATCCTGACCTGCGCGATCCCGCCGTTTCCTTTCGCAACTACCAGGAGCCGGGCGCTTGCCGCCTGCAAGTAACGCTCAGTTGGGGTTACGAGGGCGATGGCCAGGAAGGCAGCTTCTACAAGATCTATGAAGTGCTCGATGGCGAGGTCATCACCGACCCCGCCCCACCGACCGTGGACACCGTCGCGCAAACCATCGCCCGCTATGACCGGCAGTCTACCGGCGGCTTTTACCTCTCCAATGGCCTGACAGTAACCCGATTAGCGGACGAGAACGGCAGCCAGGTGTTTTCCATGGCGGACGGCGTGGCGCGCGTCAACGGCCAAGAGATCGTCAAGCAGCATGCTAGTCGTTTGGTGTATGCCGCTGTTCCGGATACCCGAACCGTCTTGTTAGAGCCGCATCTGGTGTCCGGCGCCACCGGCGAAGACCTGCGCGTTGACGTGAACCACCAGCCCATTCATGCCATTACCGATGTGGCGATGATTCGGGAAGTCACCGAGACCCTGACTCACGGCGCCTTTTCCGGCTCACTGGATGCCATCACCAAAACCCCCGTGGTCCAGCTTCTTAGCGTGACGCAGGGCGAAACAACCTACACCGTCACCACCGATTACAAGTTGACGGCAGATAAGGTCGATTGGTCCCCGGGCGGTTTAGAACCGGCGCCGGGATCGAGCTACAGCATCACCTATCAGTACGTCGATACCGCCACTGACCCAGTGGACGCGGATGAAACTGGTTTTACGGTCCCGGGCACGGTACAGGTAGCGGTGGGGGGCAATGCAGCGGCGGATGCGGAGCTGGTAACCGGCTCCATTGTGCAAGCCTCCTACCAGTGGTCCATGCCGCGCTACGATCTGATTTGCCTGAACGACAGCGGGCAAATCATTACCGTGAAGGGGGTGTCCGCGCCGTACCGGCCGCGTGTGCCGGCGGTTCCTAAAAGCTTACTCAACGTTGCGGTGATTGAGCAGCGGTGGGGGGTCGCGACCCGCGTCATCAACAACGGCACGCGCATGATCCCCATGAATGAGCTGAATGCGGTCAATACCCGCATTGACACGCTCTTCGCCTTGGTCGCCGAGGAACGCTTAGCGCTGAATCTGACGCAGATGGACAGCACCGCTAAAAAGGGCGTGTTTACCGACCCCTTCCTGGATGATGACTTGCGTGACCAAGGGCTGGAGCAAACCGGCGCCATTTTTGAGGGCGAGTTGACGCTGGGCGTGGAGGTGGTGGTGCATTCGCAGACCTTGTCTGCTCCCGCGACCTTAGATGCCCGCGTTCTGGTCGAGATTGATGAAACGGTGGGTCCCGAGGAACTGGTGATCAGCCAGGAACTGCGCACGGGATCAATGAAGGTCAACCCGTATGATGCTTTTGCACCGTTGCCTGGGGTGGCAGCCCTGTTCCCGGCGGTGGATTTTTGGACTGACTTTCAGACCAATTGGCTATCGCCAGTCACGCGCCAGTTCAGCGAGGAGCTGTGGACCAACCCGGAGACGCGGGATCGTTGGGTGGAGCACTGCTTGAAAAGGAAGCGGTGCGATTTGGACAAATGGATTCGCCGTCATACCACTGTGGTGGCAAATGAGGTCATCAACACGGCCGAGGTGGAAAAAGTGGGGACACGCTATGTGGACCTGCAAACCTTACGACCCATTGAAGTGCGCTTTGAGCTGGCCGGCTTTGGACCGGGCGAAGTCCTAAACTCAGTCTTCTTCGACGGACAGTCCGTTGTCTTTGCCGAGGTAATCTAATGACCATCACCGCTAATCTCCAAGGCAAGATCACCGGCAAGTTTCAGATTCCGGAAGGCATCCCAGCGGGTACCAAGCTGGTCCAATTCCAAGGTGCCGCCACCACGGCCAATGCGACATTTGTCGGGCGCGGAACGCTCAAGATTGAAGACCTGCGGGTCGTCAACACCAAGATCAATCGGCGCATCCTGACGTGGAAAAGCGACCCCCTGGCGCAGACCTTTGTGCTAAGCGAGCGCCAACAGGTGGCGGCGCTGGACCTGTGGTTTACCGCCGTGGGCACGACCAACATCGTGGTGCAAATCCGCGATGTCGAATTAGGACTGCCCACCGCCAGCGTGGTGACCGAGGCGCTGCTGACCCCGGCTGAGATCACCGTGAATGGCTGGACCCGCTTCCGCTTTACGCCGACGATTCTGGAGGCGGAGCAGGAATACGCCATCGTGGTGGCGTGCAATGACGCCGTTGCCGCCGTGGCCACCGCCGCCATTGGCGACTTTGATGTGTCCGCACAGCAATGGGTAACTGCCCAGCCGTATCAGATCGGGGTGCTGCTATCCTCCAGTAACAACCGCACCTGGACAGCGCATCAGACCCACGACCTGGCATTCCGCCTGTTGGCCTGCGACTACAATGTGGAGACCAACGAGGTCTTGCTTGGCTCGACGCGGAAAGTCATCGCCCTAGAGGCACAGACCGTCACCAACGCTGATCATCTCATTGTATTAGCGGCGGTCGAACGTCCTACGGCGGAATGTGACGTGGTCTTTAATGTGACGGCGGATGGCACGACCTACACCGTCATGGAGGCGCAGCCGTTTACCCTGAACGCCCGTTATTCTGGGGCGGTGCAGCTTGAGGCGGTGCTGACCGGCACTTATACCGATTCGCCGACGCTTTATCAGGACGTGCATCTGATCGCCGGCACGCGCCTAGCGACCAGTGACTACATCACGCGGGCCATGCAGACCAACATCGGGCTGGGAGAAACGGTCAAAATCACCGCTTATTACGACGTGCTGTTGCCGGGCACTGCCAGTGTCAATGCTTATTACGAATCGGCACCCGGCGTCTGGTCGGCGCTACCTGTCACCGACGGCACGGAATTGGGTGATGGCTGGCAAGAGGTCAAGCGGGAGGTGGAAGGTTTTGATGGCCTGGAAACGCGCGTTAAGTTAGTGCTTAACGGCTCTGGCCTTCAGCAACCTCGGGTCAAAAACCTGCGGGTGGCGATGACCTGATGATCGACCAAAAAACCCCCAATCTGCAGTTTCCCTTGCCGCATCCCAACAATATGCTGCAGGAGGATGTGCTGCGCCTGCGCACGGCATTAACCAATATCGATGGTCTGCTCTGGCTGTTAAACCAGGCCAACATCACCGTGGACCTGCCTTTTTTCAAAGCCAATGGCACCTCGGCCTTTATCCGAATGACGATCAATCATGGCTGACAAGATTCCGCTGAAAGCGATTTATTCCGGCAGTGATCCCACCGCCCTTGGTGAATACGGAACCGGCGACACGATTCCTATAGCCAATGGCGGCACCGGAGCCACCACGGCAGGGGATGCGCGTACCAACCTGGGGCTGGGGGATGCGGCGACCAAGAACGTCGGCACCACCTCCGGCACGGTGGCGGCAGGCGATCACGCGCACGCCAGCACTTACCAGCCCCTGGACAGTGACTTAACCGCTTTCGCGGGCCTGTCCACCACGGGCCTGATCGAGCGCACCGGAGCGGGGACGGCGGGGATTGTCACCGTTACCACCGCAGGGAAAAACCTGCTGGATGACGCAGATACGGCGGCACAACGCACGACGCTAGGACTGGGAACGGCGGCGACCACTGCGAGCACGGATTACGCCCCAGCGGCGCAGGGCGTGACCAACGGCAACAGCCACGATCATAACGGGGGAGATGGGGCGCAGATCGCCTACTCCAGCCTGTCTGGTACGCCGACGCTACCCAGCGGCGCGATTGTGGGTACGACCGCTTCCCAGACGCTGACCAACAAGACCCTGACCGACCCGGTCATCGTTGGGGCGATTGCCGAGGACGTGTACACCATCACCGATGGCGCTGCGTTCGAGATCGACCCCGGTAACGGCACAATTCAGCTCATCACTTTGGGTGCGGCACGCACCCCTAAGGGCACTAACTTCGTGGCGGGTGAGAGTGTGATGCTGATGATCAACGATCAGGCGACCTACGCCATCACCTGGACGGATACCACGTTCAGCGGTGGCAGTGGTAGTGGCATAAAATGGGTGGGCGGCAGTGCGCCAACCATGCCGGATGGGGCGGATAGCTATCTGGTAGTAGAGCTGTGGAAAGTAGGTAACCAGGTTTATGGTGCCCGGGTCGGAGAGATTGACTGATGCTGCACCATCGTCTTCGCGCCGCTAATAAAACCACCAAGGCGTTGACCTTCGTCGCCGCCGGGACGGTGAAAAGTGGCGCTAGTCCCACGGTGGCCATCCCCAGTGGGGTACAGGCGGGCGATTTACTGGTGCTGTGCGTGAGTTCCGGGGGGGGCACGACGACCCCCAGCGGCTGGACCTTACCTACGGGGGCTAACCATGGTGGCGGTGACGCGCGTGTCACGGCGTTTTACAAGGTAGCGGGGACCAGCGAGAGCAACTTCACGCTGGGCAACACGCAAAGCAGAACGCAGTGCGGGGTCATTGCTTATCGGCCCACGGGCGGAACGGCTAGTTACGTCACGCTGGCGGCCAAGTCCGGCACCAGCCAGGTACTGTCCACCAATACCGTGGTGGTGGCGACGCTGCCGGCCTTGATTATCAGTCAGTTTGTTAAAGAAGGCTCCTCTACCCAAATTGGCACGGTAGCCGACACCAACCAACGCCTGCTAGGGCTGGCCTCGGATTCCACTTACACGCTGCTGCGTGTCGTGGATGAGTTCCCCGTTACCACCGGTACGTCCACGGCCCGTTCCACCGCTGCCTCTTTCAAAAGCGGAGACTGGGAAACCAACGCCCTATTGTTCGGCGTGACCTGAGGATTTCACGATGTGGCTTGACCTGCAAACGCAGACTCTCTACCGCCATCCGCAGGAGCTGCGGGCGGCTTACCCCAATACCTCGTTCCCGGCCCAAGTAAGCACCGCCGCGTTGAGCGCCTTTGGGATCGTCGCCGTGCGGCTCATGGGACCGCCCGTCCATGATCCGGCGACCCAAACCGTCGCGGAAGCTCCACCCGCCCAGATCGACGGTACCTGGACGCAGCAGTGGACCGTGCGCGACCTGACCGCCGAAGAGCTTCAGGCCCGTGTCCCTCAAGAAGTCACTGCCCTTCAGGGGCTGCTGGCTATCGACGCCGCCGGGCTGGCTGCGGCTTACGAAAGTTGGGCCAACGATCCTGCGCGCAGCTTTGCCGAGCGGGCCTTTATCCAGCGGGCCGAGCACTGGATGCGCGATGACCCGACCTTGCAGGGCGCTGCGACGGCCTTAGGTCTGACCGAGACCCAGCTTGACGAGCTGTTTTTTGCCGCCAGTAAGCTGTGACCTAAAGCTGGCTTGTGCGGATTATGTGGAAACCGTTATGCCGTTGGATGCCGGGCTATGCGCTCCACGGCATACCAAATCCGGAGCAAACTTGCTAACCAACTGAAAAATAAGCCATCCTTGGCCAGATTAGCCCTCCGAAGGCAGGGGCCGCTGGTTCGAATCCCCAGTGGCTAAAGTTGGTATACTGTCTGCTAAGCCCTTAACGCCAGCCGGCGCACCTGACCGCCTGATCTCCAGGGCACCGGCGCTAATGCTCTTCCAGCCGGTTGCGCGGCTTGCTTCTTGCTTCACCGCGCCGCTTTCGCTCCTCCAGAGCCTGCCTCGCATCAAGAATAGTCGCCAGGGCCTTAGCCAGGAACAGCTTGGTTTCGCGCCCGACCTTGGCAAAGTCTTCCAGCATCGGATCAAACCACTCCGGGTTCCAGTCGCCAACGTCAATGCGATCCTTGAGATCGTGGCACGGAATGCAGCACGGTACCGTCGCCATCCCGCCGTGACGATCCGGGACCGGGAAATGATCCTCCTGCTTACCCCCTGGCAGCAGCACCGCTCCGCAGTAAAAACAAAACATCCCCTTGGCAGGCGTGATTTCTGTTTGTGACGTGAGTGCATCAAGGCCATCAGTGTTTAATAAATTTTTCATCTATATCAGCTCAATAAGAAAAATGCCGCGCCAATCCAGCATGGGGGCGACGCACAGGCGCCAGGGTGTTGATTTATCACGTATCCGCATGATTTATCGTCACCTCTAAACCTCACGCGCTTGTCTTTCACGCCGTTTATTGTTGCACATTCGTAGCCATTTTGCGCTATTTGTTGCGCGATGGTGCATCCTGAGTGCAACATAGCCCCCCGCGTTGCAGCCGGTCCGGTTGCAACACCACGGGGAGTGCAACATGGCAACCATAGTGCAACGAAAACAAGCGGATGGCACATTACGCTATACCGTTCAGATCCGGCTGCGCCTCGCCGGAGAGGCGCATAACGAAAGCCGGACCTTTGGCACCAAGGCGTCGGCGGCGGCTTGGGGTAAGAAGCGCGAGGACGAGCTTAAACTGGGAGATAAACCGCTGGCACCCGTCAGCCGGGTGAAGATCCGCAAGCTTATCGAGGATTACCTGGGCGATCATGTCAGCGATCTGGGCCGGTCGAAAAAACAGCATCTGACCTTCCTGCTGGGCAGGGACCTGGTGGATCTGGACGCCATCGCCCTGACACCGGCACAGTTGGTAGCGCACATCAAGGAGCGCCGCGCGGAGGGCACGGGGCCGTCAACGGTGCATAACGACTTGGTGTGGTTAAGGGTGGTCTGGCGACGAGCGATGCTGCATCGCATCCCGGTCAAGGTCGAGGTGATCGACGAGGCCACCAAGTACTGCAAGCAGGAGCGCCTGGTGGCGCGTCCCAAGCAGCGGGTGCGGCGCCCAACCAGCGAGGAACTGCGGCGCATCGGCCAGTGGTTCCTGGCCCGTGCCTCGCGCCGGGTCAATGTCCCGCCGATGTATCACTTGATGTGGGCAGGGATCTATTCCTGCCGCCGGCTGGATGAGCTATGCCGCATGCGGCTGTGCGATTGGGACCGGGAGCGCGGGGTGTGGACCATCAGGGATGTGAAGCACCCGGATGGCTCCAGCGGGCACCACATGGAGATGACGGTGACTGATCGCCTGATCCCGGTCATGGAGACCCTGATCCGGCTGGTCAAGCGCGAACCGGGGGAACAGCGGCTGATTCCGTGGATGAGTCGGTCGGTGGGAACCTACTGGGGCAAGCAGCTCAAGTTGGTAGGGGTGGAAGACCTGCACTGGCACGATCTGCGCCACGAAGGGTGCAGCCGCCTGGCGGAGGACGGCTGGACGATTCCGCAAATCCAACAGGTCAGCCTGCACGAAAGCTGGTACAGCCTCCAGCGCTATGTCCACGTTCCCAAGCGCACCGCGCCCCGCTTGGAATGGGACCCGGCGGCTGATCCAGCGCCGGGGTGTTCAGGCTAAAACGCCGTTACGCTGATTCCATTCCGTCACCGCCTTGGCGCGCTGTTCGTCCAGCCAGGCGGCCAGGTCGGTGATATGCACCAGCCAGGGGGTTTTTTGGCTTCCGCAACGGAACACCGGAAAAGGCAAGTCGCCCTGCGCGGCGCGCGCTTTGGCAATTTTGGGATTGAGGGCCAAGTAGCGCTCGGCCACAATTTCCAGCGGCACGTCAGCAGTGCCAAATTCCGCCAGGAGTAAAAAAGCTGTGTTCATGGATTTGGCTCCTGCAGGCGGCGGATGTCCGGATGCGGGGCGGGGGTGAGAAACAACGGCTTGTCGTAGCACACGCTTAACATCTCCTGCCACCGGCGGGGCTGGCCGGGCTGAACAAGCCCCTTGTCGTAGGCTTGGTCACAGGCCAGGCGATGGCGCAGGACCTGATACAGGTCCCATGGCCGGTCGGCGGCGAGGTGCTTGCCCAACCCCCAGGATTGATTGGGGGTCAGGCCAACAGCAGCCTTCACAGCGGTTTCACACCGCATAGCCAGGTCGTAGGGCACCCCTGCCTTGCCGTGCTCGTCCAGGGCCTGCTGACAGGCGTCAGCGATCTGCCCCAGGCGACAGCGGGCCAGCAGTTCACAGGCATCGCGCAGTACCTCGGCCTGGATGCGGGTGACGGTGAGTTGATAATGCGGCTCATCGCTCATGCCGGAAACTCCTCGACTTCAGGCGGGGCATCGACCAGGGGGCGGGCCACGATGTACAGCCGTCCGCCCGCGTACAGGGGATTGAGCAGGCGCAGGCAAAAGCCCAGCAGCATCAGCACCAGGCGGGCGCGGATCTGCCAGGGAGCGACGACATCAGCGGCCATCACCAAGCCCGGCGGCAGGCGGGGCAGGTCGTCCGGGTCACGCGGCGTGTTGAACATGGGTGCCTCTCCATTCGGCGCAGTACACGCCTTCGCTTGCCAAAGTGACGGGAAAGATGTGCTGGACCCAGAATGGCTGCCGTTGGATCGCCAGGCAGCGGCCTTGCTGGACCCCAGCGGTGAAGGTGGCCGGACTGACGGGGCGCCAGAAGCGGCAGGTGCCACAGCGGATGTCAGGCATGGGGAGGCCTCCGCTCAAGCCAATGCTGCCGGTACCACTGCTCAAACACCGTCCAGGCGGGGTGAAGTGGCCGGTAGGCCGGGGTGCGTTGCAGTGGATAACCGTCTTTGCGCACAAACGTCGGCCCGAACAGGGGCTGAAACTCCCATCGCCAGGTGCGCCCTCTGGCATCTTGTCCTTCGCCAAAATAGGTCGCATGGGAACATTCAGGACAATGCGGGTTGTCCCCGGGCGTGCTGGGGCAGCGGGTGGAGCTGCAATCGATACGGATGTCGCGCGGCGGGAGGTCGGCGGGGTCAGTCATGGGTCGGACCCTCCCGGGCAACGAGGCCCTCCAGCCGGGCCATCACCGCTTGATACAGGCACTCCATCAGCAGGGCCTTGGTTGGCTGGACAGCGCGACGCTTGGCCGCCCACCAGCCCTCGTCCAGGCCGTGGGCAACGGCTTCAGCCAACAGGGTCTGATGGGCGCTCATGGCAACGCCTCCTGCCATTGCGGGCAGCGCCGCCCATCGCAGGGCCAGACGGGATAGGGATGCAGGTTGCGCACCCAGCTAGGAAGCTCTGGATGCATGCCTGGGTAGGCGTCAAACCAGTGGCACCAGCCTTTCAGCACGTCAAAGTCTTCGGTCTTGTAATGGCGGCAGGTGGAGCATGCTTTTTTAGGCATGGGTGGCCTCCGGTTCCGGCGTGGCA